GGATTTTCTTTTTTAAAATCCTCATACATTTTATTTCTTATTTTTTTATAATCGTTGATATCCATTAGGCTACCTCGCTTGTTATCCATACTTTACCAACCGCGCATCTATAACCTTGCTGATCCAAGTCATAATAAGTAATATATTTAATTTTATTACTTATCTTATCTCGGACAATTCTACATTTATCAGTCCATTGTGCACGTCTAGTTATTTGTCTAGTGTCCTTGCCATTCTTTAGCTTCGGTCTAGCAACGCCGTTATGTGTGTTAGGTCTATAAGTTATAATAAACTTATTTCCTATTCCTATGTTATCTTTATCCATTGTTTATCCTTTCTGTTATGGGATTTTATATCAAATCCCATAACATTAGTCAAGCGTTAATTCAAATTATTTCCAATTTGTTTAACATTATTATTCCAGGCAATTCCTATTACTTTCAACCGCTGTCCTAATTTTTCAATTAGTTCACTCGGCATCCCACTTTCCATTACATCAGAAATCGCATCTTCTTTTAATTGTAATAGTTTAACTTTCTTTTTGCCTATTGGTGTTTTTTCTGCTTCCCGCTCCGCCAGTTTTTGCGCCCAGCTTCTTATTTGCTCTCGGCAATCCTCGGAAGTTATCCTATTGGAGCTATAACCATCAAAGCCCAACTTCTCGTCCTTTTTAAATTTATAATCAAGAGTGTCTTTTTGCTCCGCGGTTATATTTTTAGTGAAAAAAGTTCTAGCTTTTTTCATTGCTCTTAAATGCTCCGCTTCCGCGTCATCTAACAGCTTTATTATTTCAGTCGCGCCTATTTTATCTGAAAGTTTTTTTTCTGCACTTTCAGTCATATCCGCAACTATTTTACGAAGAGATAAATCAACCTCTTCAATCATTGGAGCGAATTTATCTTTTACTTTAGTTTTAAAATGCTCCAACTGATATTTAGTCATTGCTTTCATTTGTTATCCTTTCTTTTATTATGGGATTTTATACTACAAGTAAAATAATAAGTCAATCTTTATTTTTATTTTTATTTAGGGGAGGGTGGGCCCCCGGCGCACAAGCATAGGTTGAAAAAAAATTAATTATTTATTTGACAAGATATGGGATATTATGTTATAAATAATTTAATTAAAGAAAGGATAAATATATGTTTAAACAATTAGCAGATGTCAGTCTAAAAAGTTTAGATATGATAAATAAGAATGCAGATGGTATTTTAAAACTAGCTGAATTCTTAAAAGAAATGCAAGACAATCAAAATGCAATGGCTACTAAAATTTTAGAGCTAGAAAAAAGATTGGAGATGTATGAGCGACCAAAAAATTGAAGCGCTTGAAATTGGTCTTTATGAAGACTACTTGGAAGAACTTCAAAAGAAATACTATGGAGGAATTAACAAAGTTTTAGGTGAGCCGTGGTTTACTAAAACTGATTCTGAAATGGAAGCAGAGGCAGAAAAAAAAGTAAAAGAATTTATGGATCGCAATTCATAAATGATGGTCACAGTTGGGAAGTAGCTAGACCTTAAATGGAAACTTCTGGAGATCTTGCCCGGTGGGAGCTGCTCCCGTAACCGGGCCTGATCCCTGGTCTAACAACCGACGCGCGAGGGGCACACTGCTGGACAGTGGCTGTTAGACCTGGGATCAGCACTAACTTACCCTAAATCTCTAATTGATCATTAGAGACTATGGCCTGAAAGGATGGCCGGTTAATCTCTGGTGCTGGTCAATTTATCTTTTCAACCTGGGCGCGAGCGCAAGCTCGCAAGCCGGGGGGGAGGGTGGGCCCCGAGCTCACAAGCAGAAAAAAAAATAAAATGTTGACAATTGAAATTAAATAATTATTATGGGATATTATGAGAATTGAGAAAGCAAAAGAAATAACAGGCAGCCTGAGCAAGCCTTCAAAGATGCCGGGCCACGCTTACGGTTTACCGGCTAAAGAATGCAAGACCGGGGGCAAGCTGCAAAATGTTAAAGGCTCGACGTGTTACGGCTGCTATGCATTAAAAGGCTGTTACGTTTTCAAAGTTGTACAAGCTGCACAGTATAAAAGACTGAAGGCCATCCGTCACCCGTTATGGGTCCGAGCGATGGCAATGCAGATTAATTCTAAAAAAACAAAATTTTTCAGATGGCACGACTCCGGAGATATCCAGGACCTGAAACACCTGGTGAAGATCTTCGAAGTTGCTAGACGCTCCCCGGACGTTCAACACTGGCTGCCGACGCGTGAAGCGTGGACGGTGAAGTATCAGGACAGAGCGCCGGAGAATTTAAAATTAATTTTTTCAATGCCGATGGTCAATCAGGAAGCGGCGGGCAAGTTCAATTATACCTCGACTGTGGTCACAGACCCAAGCAAAGCGACTTGTCCAGCTCCGCAGCAGGGCAATGAGTGTAAGAGCTGCCGGGCGTGTTGGGACAAGAAAGTTAAAAACGTTGCCTATCTGGCCCACTAGTTTAGAATGATTCTAATGTGGCATCACCCCAAATATTACAAAGAGCTGGCCAAGAAGCGGAAAGAGTTCGAGAGAGAACAAGCGGACAAGCAGGGGAGCGAGCAAGCGGACAAGCAGGGTAGCGAGCAAGCAAGCAGCGATCAAGCATCCGAGGAGGACTCAAGCAACAAGCGCTGAATGTGTTCCCAATCATTGATTGCGAGGGAAGGTGTTTCTCGGTGGTCTACAAGCAGACCGGGGATCGACTTACTCTCGTAAAGTTTTACGAGGTTAAGGGAAGGCTGCTGTACTAGGATAAAGTTCCGTTTTGGTCGTGTGAGATGAAACAACTTTTGATGAGGTGAAAAGTGTATTTTATTAGACTTAACTACTTTAAGCTCAACCATAAAAAATCCGCATGAATCATGATAACCAAGTAGGTCAGGCACACCAAAGGATGCCCAAGATTCTAGCCTAGTCCACTGGATTTTAGGTGTATTTTTCTTTAACAACTTCCAGAATTTAGATTCATTTTTCATCGAATTATTTATTAGTCGTACAGCCTTATTGACTTATAATCGTACGGGTGTTAAAAGTCAAACATGCCAAAACAACCAACATTAACAGACAGACAGCGTAAATTCGCTGAGTCTTTGGTGTACGAAGCAGGACGTAAAAGTCCAGCCGAGTGTGCCTTTGAAGCAGGATACAGAACAAGACCAAGACAAGCTGCATCCGAATTAAAAAACCCAAAAATATATCCACTCGTAGCTCAGTATATAGGAGAGTTAAGAAACGAAGCTATGGAGAAGTATGGAATTAACTTTCAAAAACATTTAATGGAGTTATCTAAAATTAGAGATGAGGCTAGAAAAAAAGGTGCCTTTTCTGCTGCAGGTAATATGGAAATAGCCAGAGGTAAAGTAGGTGGCCTGTATGTTGAGAAGAGAGTAAACGTCAACGCAAATATGGATATAGAATCCCTATCTCCAGAAGAGCTTCAGGCTAAACTAGATAGTATGTACGACGAAGATATAAAGGATGTTACCCCAAAAGAAGAGTCAGAAGAATCAGAATTAAAACAAGACCCTGAATCCGATTAGTCGCTTCGTTTGCTCTGCAATATAACTCGTGATATTTTATTGCTATTTTTTTTATTAGTCCCATAATTTACTCCTTGTGGGTTAGGACCACGCACTGGTGGTAATAAGTTCCATTTTACATTAGGCATATTCTTTGTCAATGTAGGATTAGATTTTTTATCGCTCACTTATTTTCTCCATTTTAATTACACACCCTAACGGAAACACATTTCTGTCAGAAAATAACTCATCATTCTCTTCATAAGATGCAAAGGTCCAAAGGTATTTTTTGTTTTTAAAAAATACATACGCATGTGTTATCATCGTAGATGGTATCAAACCTAACGAGTCATGTGCTGTAGCATGGCCCGAATCGCCCGTCGGATCGATCCAGGTAATTTTGTAATAATAATACCTCTTCTTGTTAATAACAACAGATTTGTATTTGGATTTTTTAGGACGTCTCATATTCTATCTTATACTGCATAGGGAGATTTTTGGGCAAAAAAGTTTTTAAAAAAACAAAAAAGGTCGCGCGCGCCGAGTAGGGAACTGTGCCAGGCTGTGCCAACACCCTTGGCACACCTATTAACAAGGAATACCAACGATAATAGCTCAATTTTACCCTGTGCCAACTGTGCCAGAGGTTTTTTTTGATCACAGAAAAAAAAATTTGCCCTAGAATTCCACTATACATTGGCACAGCTACAGCTCCATTTTCTTGTTAAAATTAAGACTAGACGTATTCGTGCCATAATTTATTATTTTTTTAACCCCAGCGCCTTGTAATTCTATCTCAGCGTATGGTTTCCATTGTTTACGAATCAGATTTAACTCTAAAATCAGATTCGACCATTGTTTGGGACTTATGTTTTTCCCTACTATAGTCACCTTTTTCATAATCTATACACAATTTACCCTCTAAATGGTCCATTTCGTGTTGTATGCACCGAGCCTCTAAATTGTAAAATGTTTTTTTCTCCTCCTTTCCTTCTTCATCTTGATACTTTAGAATAATTCTAAGGTGTCTTTTTACATCTCCTTGTTTACCTGGAGCTGACAGACAACCTTCAGTATCACGTAATGTTTCAATAGATTTCTCTACTATTTCAGGATTAATATATACTTTATTGTTTTCTCTACTACGTGAACAATCCATCACAAACATTCTTAATTGATATCCCACCTGGATAGCAGCTAGTCCAATACCATGATGTTGATACATAGCTCGAGTCATCCAAAGAATAAGTCTTTTGGTTTTATCATCCAAAGGAAACTTAACTGGATAAGACTCACTACGTAAAAATACGTCAGGATATTTTACTAGCTCTATATGCATGGGGTTTCCACTCTCGCTTCCACCCCACTCCCAAGGGATTTTGTCATGATTGTTTAAATGTAGGTGATCTAAATCTTTCTAGCTTCTCAGGTTTTAAAACTAAACGTGCTGGTTCTGGTGAATTGATTAACCTACTCTCTTGTAATTCTATTTTTCTAACAGCTTCTAAGTGTCCATCCATAGTTTCAATGTAAATAGGGCAATCAGATACTATTGTACCTTTTTCATTTAAAGTAAATTTACCCAATATTTGTTGTAGATCTCTTACTCTCATCTATTTTCCTTCCTATTTTTTTAATTAACTCATACCACTTACGGCCCCACATCTCTCTTATTTCGCCAGATGTATTCCAATAAGCTTTAGCTATATTATCCAATCTCTTTTGATCTTGACTTATAATATTCATCCACCCTCCTTAAAAAGTTATGTTTATATTTTTGGAACTCACTACCTTCAACCACAAACTCTTGGTAATAATTATCTTTGCTACACATCATAATTACACCCTTGGTATTGAATAAGATGTTATGCGCCATAGCATATGCAGCTAACTGCAGACAATAATCTTCAATCCATTCTCTCTTCTTTGGCTTGTTAGTTTGCTTGAAGTCTATAATGGCGTCAGCTCCCTTATGTACACCTACTAAATCTGTTTGGCCTGCGTATAGACCTGGGTAGTATAAAGTACATTCTGTGCCGTAATATTCTGTAACATTTGATAAACCACCTTGAATAACTTGTAATGCCATGTTGTGTGCTTGTTTACCAACTGATGTCTCATCTAAATAACCTTGATCTAATATATACATTTCAAGAATTTTGTGCATTGCTGTGCCTCTAGCTGCCGATTCATCCACGATCCGCGTCGCTTCCTCCTCTCCCTTCGAAGCTCGCCACGCTGCTAACGCTTCGCGCTTCTCGGCTGGTTGAGTTTGGTCTAGGATGGTCGTCACTGATGGCAGCTTCTCTTTATCAAAAACGTAGTGACGTTTACCTTCTATCTTCTCACGTTGAGTCTTCGGGTATTTATAACAATTATTTTTTTTCATTCTTTATATCCCATCTTTTTTACTTTATATTTATTAACAAAATTTTCTTCAATAGAATCATTATATAAATCTAATATGGCTTGACACATATCAATACTAACAGATCCTTTTTTATTATTAGCATCCCACGTACAAAAAATTGTATTAACAGGAGTGTACCCATGTTTTACATTAATCCGATCGGCTGATACATTTGTCAATGTTCTTTTCTTAGCTCCTCTTACAGTTGTCATTGTAACTCTTGT